CTCGATACCAAACCCGCCGCCGCCGCCGCCGCCCCACACCTCGATGACCGCGCTGATCGGCGCAGCCGGGATCGTGACGGAGCCGGAGCCTGTCGAGAAGTCGAAGATGACGGTGTTAGGCCCGGTCCGCACACTCAGGCCCGCCATGACGGCGATGACGCCAGCCATCAGGTGACCCCCAGCCCGGCGATGATCCAGTTCGTCGCGCCGACCTTGACCAGCGTGGCCATGGCGTTCTGCGCCAGTGTGCGCGTGCCGGTGGTCGTGGTGTTGACCAGCGTCATCGTGTCGGTCGTGATGGCCACCGACAGCGACGTGGCGGCGATGTTGATGACGACGATAGCCGTGCCGATCGGGAACGCCACCGTGCCGTTGGCGGGGACGGTCAGCGTCAGCGACGTGCCGTTCATAACCACGGACTTGCCCCGGTCGACCAGCGCCAGTTGGTAGTTGGCGACCTTGAGGCTCTGCGGCACGTCGAGGTAGCCCGCCGTGTGCGACGCGGCAGCCGCATCCTGGATCGTCGTCGTGCCGGTCAGCGCCGCGTTGTTAATCGGCGCGTAGGTGGCCGCCGCAGCCGCAGTCGACAGGCCGTCGGTGATGCCGTAGCCCGCCAGCGTTGTCGGCTCGCCCGTGATCTCTGACCACGGCACGCCCGTCGCGCTGACGTCGTTGATGCCGTAGATGTCGTCGTAGGTGCCGATCAGCCCACCTGCGCTGTCGCGCAGGATGAACTTGTATGCGACCTCGCCGGTCAGCCACACCTCGCTCTCCAGCCGCCCGGCGGCGTCCATGACGATCGGGTTGGCGTGGGGCGTGACGCCTGCCGCCGTCGTGTAGGTGGCGGTAGGGGTCGTCGTGCCCGCCGCGTAGGTGTAGAGCAGCCCGCCGGTCAGCGGGTTGCCGGAGTTGTCAAGGAACTGCTGGCCAGCGCCGGCGAGAGGCGAGAGGAAAACGGTCATTGGTCAACCTGTGTGATGCTCAACAGCGCCGAAGGGCTTGCAGGGGCGAACGCAGTCGCAGCGTGGGCGTTCAGTATAACATTGGTGTCGTCAGCGGCCCACATCAGCTCTACATAATCGTTATGCGTCAGCGACAGCGTCGCCAGCAGCGGGACCAGCACCTCGTCGTCGTTGCCTTTCAGCCGCCACCGGCTCGTGGAGTTGGCCACGTCGACGCCGTTCTTACGCAGCCACAGATACGCCAAGGTCGAGCCGCCGGTCGTCTTGTCCAGCGAAATCGTGGCAGAGATCACGAACACCCCCGCGCGGGTGACGCCGATGCGCGAGCTGGTGTTAAGGCTGACGCCGGCGGCGTAGTTGGTGGTGTTGAACGTGACGGCGTTCGCCGTGCTCGCGCCCGACAGCGTCTGCGTTGCCGTGTTGGCGAACCCGCCTGCGTAACCTTGCGGCGGCACCAGCGGCGGGGCGGACAGCAGGCCCTGCACGTCGGCGCGCAGCAGGTCCATCATCGCCTCGGCCTCGGCACCGCTGAACGGCGCAAGGGCAAGGTCGCTGATGGAGATGTCGGTGGTGCCGCTGCCGGTCTGGCTGAACTGGTTGAACAGGAACCGATACCATTCCCGCGACATGATCGCCGTGCCCGGCTCCAGCACCGGGACGCGCGCGGCGGGGATCGAGGTGATGTCAGCCATTGGTGCCGCTCACGGTCAGTTCGGCACCCATGATCGCCACCTTGACGGGGGCGGTGCCCGACACCTCGTAGACGCGGTCGCGCAGTTTGTCGGTCATGCCCAGCCGACGCCAGATGACGCGCGTCGAGGACTGGCCGATCAGCCCCATCGACCGCCAGTGCTCCTTCGACCAAGTGTGCCCGCCGTCGTCGGACCAGCGCAGCATGATTTGCGGGTCCGCCCCTTCGGTGACGGGGTAGCCCAGCAGCAACGGGATGCCCTCCGACACCAGCAGATCGACGCCTGTCTCGACCAGCAGCAGCTCGTCGTCTCCGTAGCCGACCAAGCCGACGCCTGTCTCGCATACCAGTTGCAAGGCGTGGTGCGCGGTGCGCTTGAAGTCGTTGCCGCCGGTCGGCAGCGCCCGCCACCGACGCAGCCACTTCTGGACCAGGCTGTTGTCGGCGTAGGTGTCAAGGTCCAGTTCGTACAGGTTGCCGTTCTCAAAGTCGCCGACGACTAGCAGGCCGTTGAAGTTGACAAAGCAGTTGGACCGATGGCGCGTGAACACGCCGTTCTTGAGGCCGCGCCGCTCGTGCCACGCCCGCGTCGCGGCGTCGAACACCCACGTCGTGTCGGCCAGCGGGAAGTTGAGGACGTAGAACTCGTGGCCGTCCTGTTGGTAGGAATAGGCCACCGCGTCCGTCATGTCGGTGTAGCTCTGGATGGCGAACTCGACGGCGTGCGTCGAGATGCGCTCGGCCTGATAGCCGTTGGCGCGGTAGACGATGCCGCGCCCACGGGCGTCCTGACCCAGCCAGGTGATGCTGTTGTCCAGCTTGGCGATCGAGTTAGGCGCGACGCAGCCGACCTCGTTGTAAGCCCCTTGGATGCGGGCCAGAGGGAAGTCGGCGTCGCCCGAGTTATACCAGACCTCGGTCGAGTTGGTGCCCAGCACCCACACCTCGCGGTGGTTGGCGACCAGACCGACCACGTCGTCAGGCGCACCCTCGGCGCTGGCGAAGTCAAGCGGATCTACGCTGTTGCCGTCGAACAGGGTGGTGACCCAGATGCGCTGCGAGTTAGGTTCCGTGAAGACAAAATAGCCGTCGAGGTAGGCGACGGTGCTGGCACCCGGAAAATCCTCGTCGGTGATCTCGGCCAGCACGCCGGTGTCGAAGTTGTAGATGTAGCCCTTGGGGTCGGCAGCGATGAACAGTTGCGTGCCATTGTCGGCCATCGACACCGGGCCGCTGTTCTCGATCGTGCCGATCAGCGTCGATACGCCGGCGGACGTGACCGAGTAGAACGACTGGCCCGACACGACGTAGCCGGTGTTGCCGTTCGACCAAAGCCCTTGGATGGGGCCGGTGCCGACGGTTGAGATGAACCGCAGGCCGGGGCACCGCTGGAGATACGCCGCCTCCAGCCCGCCCTCGGCCATGACCTCGGGATACAGGTTGACCATGCGGTTGTCGGCAGCGTTGACGCTGCGGACGACATAGCTGCTGCCGAGGATCGGAGACTTCATGTCAGTTCGGCTGGTTGGTGTAGATGTTGTACCGCCCTGGCGAACCCATGATGCCGGACGGCATGGCCATGATGTCGCCCGGATTGTTGATCCGCTTGAGGTTCCGCTTGGACACCATGGCGACGCGGGTCACCTGCGGCGACGGCTCGACACCGAACTCCGGGGCCAGTTCGCAGGCCAGATTGTAGCGGAAGGCGCGCAGGTAGCCGGGCGGGAAAACCAGTTCCGTGCCGAGCGTCGCGGGCTGCGCCAGCTCCAGCACCGAGATGAAGTGCCACACCAGCGCCTGCGTCGGCACCGGGTAGATCGAGTACGTCGCGTTCGGGTTCGACGGCTCGGCGTAGATGACCTGCGGATAGGTGCTCGTCACCGTCTTGAGGACGATGGCGTTGTATTCCGCCTCGTTGATGATGGCGGGCATGAACGCCAAGCCCTGCGGGTCGACGTAGTAGGTGGCGTCGTCGAGCAGCACGGGGCGCAGGCCGACGAAGTCGCCGGTCGGCCCGAGCGTGCGGACTGCCTGCCCTGCGGGCCATGTGAATGTCTGGTCTTGGGTGGCGTAGACAGCGAGCCTTTCGGTGCTCCAGCTATCAATCATCATGTTCATCGCGGCCAGCGCGTCCTGCGCCGTGTCCGCCGACGGAACCTCGCCCTCGGCCAGTTGACCGATCAGCCGGAGCGCGCCGTAGATGATGTCTCCTGCGGTCGTCATGCTGTCGTCCTGTCGTTGGCGAAGGTAGGACCGCCCCGCCGGTTAAGGCGGGGCGGGGTAGGCGTTAGCCGTAGCGGTAGAGAACCCAGGTCGCGTCGCCCGTCTTGCGGGCGCGGAAGACTTGGGCGGTGCCGGCGGTGGCCGCGACGGTCATGAGGCCAACGAGGCTCCAGCCAGTAGCGGTGGTCATCGTGATGATGCCGCCGCCGGAGCCGTTGACGTTGACGACGTTCAGGTCGAACGCCGAGCCGATCTTGGCGTTGCCGAGGGCAGCGTCCAAGAGGGCAGCGGTCGGCAGGGTGTAGGCAGCAGCGGACGAGCCGGGGCTGCCGAGCAGGATGCCGCCGGTCAGTTGGGCCACCGAGAGGGTGGCGTCGCCGGTGGCGGTCAGCGGGGCCGGGATGGCGGCGAGAACAACCTCGTTGAGGTTGCCGTCGCCGATCTGGGAGCCGCCGCCGATGTTCGCGATAGTCATGTTCGTTTTCCTTGCGCGGGGGGTTAGCCGAGCAGCCGGGTGGCAGCGGCGGGACGGATGGCGGCGTAGCCGTACAGGACGTCGATACGGCAGGGCATGCGGTCGTTGTTGATGTCGTAATCACGAACGATGCGCATGGAGATGCCGTTGTGGACTTGACGCGAGGCCATGTCGACGCCCTGCGGGAGCAGGAGGTCGGCGGTGGCGAACGCGAAAGCGTCCTTGTGGTAGATCAAGTTCTGCGGAGCCGAGGTCGAGGCGACGCCGTTGAAGATGATGGCAGCGCCGGACTGCGGGAACGAGTTGACCGTGGCCAGGGCCTCGGACGACGTGTAGATCGGCGGCGAGATGGCGACCGAGGTGTAGGCACCGCCGACTGCCGTGTTGGTAGCCGTGCAGACGAAACGCTGGAGTTGGCCGGTGCTTTCGCGGGTCTGCGGGTTAACGGCGAACACGGCGTCGATCGTGAACGTGTCGCCCTTGTTGATGATCTGCGAGCCGGTGCCGGTGATGTTGATGGTCGACTGGCCCTGCGTGGCGACGGTGGTCGTCACGGTAGCGCCGGTGGCGGCACGGGTGCCGTAGGCGTGGACTTTGATCGACTGCGACATGTTGATCTCGTCGTAGCCGAGCACGCCTTCACCCATCATGCCGCTCTTGAACTGACGGCTGATGGTCGGGCCGGGGTTGAACAGGCCCTTGAGACCTTCGACCAAGCCGGCGTTTGCGGCAGGGTTGACAGTCGCATAGCGCATGTCCATCGGGACCGCACCCTCGTTGAGGACGCGCTGGCCAGCCAGCAGAACCTCGGAGGTGGCGGGGGTGACGGCGGCGGTACCGACGGCGTTGTAGACGTCCTTGTAGACGTTGGCGACGTCAGCGTCGACGCTGGCGGCGAGCTGGCTGATGCGCGGCTTGAGGATGCGGTCAGCAAAGTCGTCCAGCGACAGGGCCATTTCGGCGGTCGTGAAGTTGACACCGATGTGCTTCTGGTTGGACACCGACATCGTGGTGAACTGCTCGTTCTCGTCCTGCACTTGCAGGGCGGCACCGTCGGTGACGAGGGTGCGGTCGGGCAGGCGGATGCGCAGGGTGGAGCCGATCTTGGCACCTTCCTTGGCAAAGCTGTCGTCGTACTGGCGGTTGATGTTGCGCGTCAGGACGAGGTTGTTCTCAAAAATCTCCAGGGCCTTCCTGGTGATCATGTCGATGGTAAGCAGAGAGTTGGCCACAGCAGTGGTTCCTTGCAGATGGGGTTCAGTTGGCTGCTTTTCTCATCTGCCGAAGCCGTTCCTGCGCGATCCATTCCGACGTGCTCATGGAAGATACAGAGCGGGGGTCGGTGGTGTCGTAAGCTGGAGCGCCGTTGCTGGTGGGCGTGACAGGTGAGATAGGCGGTGGTGCGGAGGTGGTGCGTTTGACCGGAGGTGATGCTGCCAAGGCAGCCTCAATCCGTCCGATCTCCTTGGCCTGCAAGAGCGGCGACAGTTTCGAGATCCGTGACGCTTCCGCCGGGTTGGACCCGAGGTGGTAAAGCACGTCGGGGCCTTGGTCGGAGGCGCGGATGGTTTCGGCCATCTCGGCGGTGATCGGCAGGGACGGGTTGTAGGCGACCTGTTTGAAGTCGTCATACTTGCCGAGGGCCTGCTCCTCGCGGTCGAAATAGGCTTCGACAACGGCGTCCTGCTGACGCTGCCGCTCCCGCTGCTCGACCAAGGCAAGTGCCTTTTGTTCTGCCAGCGCCTCGGCGTATGCCTCGGTGCTCTCGAACTGGTCAGCCGGCGGAAGGGGGGCGGGCGGTGGCGCTTGGCGCTGTTGCTCTCGTTCCCATTTACGCTGCTCTCGTGCAAGACGCTTGCTGACGACCGCATCCAGTTCTTCCTGGCTGAAGGTCTTGGGCGCAACGTCTTCCGGCGTTTGGACTTCGGCAACAGGAGGGGCCGTGGCCTCCAGTTCCGGCGCGGCTTCAACCCCCGCTGGGCTTTCGTCGGTCATGTTGGCTCTCTGAGAACCCCCGGTGCGCTCCGCCGGTAGAGTGACACATAAGCTACTGCTGTCGCGGCTTTTTGGCAACAGGGTTTAGAACACCTGCCACCAGCGACGGTTCTGGCTCTCGGCGATGGCGACGACGGCGTCTTTGCGGACGGAACAGACCCGCAGGTCGGCGTCGCCTTGGATGATGGCGTTGCCCAAATCACCCACTGTCTGGGCACCTGACACGTCGACCGTCGACACGCAGGGGGCCTTGAGGCTATCTGGGATCGTCACCTGAACCATTGCCGCGCCGCACCCGCTCAAGACTAGCGCCGAAACCAACAGGCAAACGCTGGTCAGCACCCTCGATTTTCTCGACTTCACGTTGCTTCTCCGCTTGTTCCTGCCGAATGACCGGCGTCTGTTCGGCCACGGTGTCCAGCGCCTCGCCGGTCGCTGCGGCGACCGTGGCCTCGCCGCGCATCTCCTTGAGGCGGGCGCGGTCGGCGCACCACGACACCGTCAGCAAGACGACGAGCACGATGACGCCAAGGGCAATCCACGCGCGCAGCGTCAGCGTATTCATAGCACCAACTCAAAGTGCGGGCTGTCGCTCTCGCCCTTCTCGCGCGGCTTGCCGTCGCGGTCCCAGTCAGCGCCCCACCGGATCTCGACGCCGAGGGTGACGGCAGCGGCAAACATGGCCTTGGACACCCCGTCCAGCTTCTTGTGCGACCAGTCGATCGGGAACGGCACTAGGTCGACCGCGTTGCCGTAGCCGGTTTTG